CAACCCAGGATTAATAATCCGACTCCCCTTTAAAGGGCACTGATGAAGTGCGCTTCGAGGAACCATCCGCCGACCTTCCGAGTGGGTCGACGGCAAACGTCACATCGTCACGATGTTACGTAACAACCACTGCTTCAATTCTGCGCGGGCCCACGAAGGGCCATGGCCACCGGGTTACCGGTGCCTCGCGTTTTTCGTGCCACCACTGTTCCTTCACAGGAACGGCACGAGGGAATTGCTTACCCCCATCGTTCTTGCGAACGATTTCGTAACGGGGTGTATAGCGCAGTGTAAACGTGCTTCCGGAGGGCGACCCCCGGAGTGCGGCCATAAGCGTCGCATGCCCATAGGCATGATTGGACGCCGTCGCTTCCCCCTCTACATCTACAGAGGGCTTGGCACCTAGGGCAAGATAGCCCCAAGACCAGGTCTGCCGGTTGTACCAGCAGAGAGGCGACGCCATAACCACATCTTTCGGGACCCAGAAGGCCCCGTCGATCGTCTCTCCCGTACGAGCGCCGTTAGGCACTTGTGGATCGAAGTCACAGACAAAACGCACAGGTTCAGGAACGGCCTGGTAAAGCCATTCCCTAATTGACGCAAAGTAGTCTGCGACTTTCCCACCTCTACGAAGAGACTGGTTATGAAACCCGAAGTACGACTCAAGGGTTTCGAGTCGTTTATCCAGGAAAATTGGCCGGACGTCTAGTCCCGAATGCCAGTCCGCTCCGCAACTCTCACGAAAGGGTCCTTCACAGAACGTCTTCCGCACGTTAGGTACAAAGCCGAAAAATCGCAACAAAGCGACCACTCGGACAAAGACCGATTTCCGAACAATAATGTCGTCCCCGTAGACCCGAAAGTCGCTGGGAAGTCCAAGTTCGGCATAAGCTGCGTGACAGATACTCGAAAATATCAATGTCTGAAGCGGGAAGCAAAAACCGTTGCCCATGGACGTGAACTTCTCATACCTGCCAGACGTTCCGTCTGGCATGAGGAAGTACTTACTCCGGCACTTATCTAGTAGTTCGAACCACTCCGGTGGAAGCAATTCGGCTACAACCTCTGTCGCAAGCGTGTCGCTCGCGGATGAAAGGTCGATAGTGCAATAAGGGTCGGCCTCGTCAGGGAATGAACCCTGCCAAGCGAGGTGCTGATTAGGCTCCTGCTCAGATAAATCTAAACCCACCCGTTCAAGGGCAGATCTCAACTCGAGGTCGATACCTTTCTGAAGGTACGTCAGCAAAGTCGGTTCGGCTGCAATGGTGCGATGCACCAAGGCAGTCTTCGGCACAAATGCTATTTTATTATGGCAGACTAGTGCAACCGATTTCTTAAACCTATCGATGAACTCACGTGCATCGAGACACACCGGCTTGCCATCCTGATTGGATAACAAGTACTCGGTGATATGGAAGTTATTCCATACGGCTTCGGCCGCCAAGCTGAAGGCCTCAGGGCTTACGGTCCAACCCTCTTCCGCTTGCATGAGCTTGCGAAGTATGTTGGTAGCATTTCCGTGAACCCCGAGAGAGGCCCCACTAGTAAAGTCGCACTTCTCGAAGATTGCCTGAAGATCAGGGGTAGGCGCAGGACCGTCTTGGTCCACGTCTTTCCGATTACGCAAAACGTAATTGATCCAGGTTTTCATAATGTGGATGCACGAAGCCTCCACACCCGAGTTCAACCGTCGAACGGTTCTGAATTTCCGATTTGTCCACTTGCTGCGCCACTCTGCGCTGGCAAACACTTTTCGAGCCTTTTCTTCGGGGTCTTGGACCCCAGGCAAGTCGAGTGACGGATACTTGCGGATAAGTGCTGAGAGCTGATGCATGCGGTAATGCTCCGCAGGGTCGCCATACACTGTGCGCGACAAATCATCAGCTAGACCCAAAAGATCCTCGTGATCGCCCAGATTCAAGTCCATGAGGACTCTAGTCTTGAGCGCGAGGGGGTACTCATTACTCGTGACTGCCAAACCCACTATCTCCCGCCAAACGCGGTTCGGATGTGGTAGCCTCTGACGCATTGCGCGTCGGGTGCTGCGTGGGATAAACATAACGTTCTCCTATAGGAAGGGATAAATACGGGGCAGGGCGCCCCAGATCATTTCGGACAATAAGCAGCAAGGCCACGAGGACCATTGCTACTAAAGCGAGTGTACTTCTCACCTTGAGTCATCACCATTAAACAGTGATGGTCAGGTTTTTCGCGAGAAGCTTCGCCCACGCCTGCGCAAGCGCAGCCGCACTGTCCGTGATCAAAGTATCCACATCCGCAGCGGCGGCACCGACCGGAATCGAGACATGAATGTCCACGATAGCATCGGAGCTAGTCGTCTTTGCCGCCGTGAGGGGCAAAGTGCGGGTCATTTTCACGCGTGAACGACCGTTTCCAGAATAGACAGCATTTCCTTTCGGAAAAGTCCGGTACAGATCGATCCTGTCCTTGACGGACAGAGTCGATGCCGGCCCCACGTAGGGGATGCTGTTGCCGCTGGAAGCAGCGTCTGCGTTGTAGACCTTAGTGTTTACAGTGATAGCCATGTGTGGATTAACTCCATAAGTTGAAGAAGCATATCTAGGATAGCGACTATAATGATTGTCTCGTCAGAGATGATCACGCCCCCCCCATCTGTCGCGCCGATTAACTGGGACTCCCAGTCGAACGACGCGTTCAGGAGGCGGCAAATCGCGTCCTAATCTACTTAACTTCTGTGTGGTTAAGGAAAGGAGTGAGGTCAGACGACCCACGTCCTGCTTAAGGGCATCTAAGTCCTTAAGCGCTAAAGTCGGATTCCCAATATCGGGGACCCTGTAATAGGTCTCCACGTTGTAAGTTTCCGTTCCAGACGCGGCACGCGTCGTCGACCAACCGGCCACGGGCAAGACGAAGTTCGACACTTTACGTGTCAAAGACTCCTTCACCCGCACCGAGTAGCCGTGCGATAGCTGCCGCGTCCCCGCGCGAGGCGTAATAGCAGAGATCAGATCTCCGATATTCGCCACCCAGTCCGCAACGAAGGACAGGGTCACAAGCTCCCAAGCTGCGCTCGGGATATCCTGCAACCGCATGCCCCAATCGTCGAGTGACGTGGGCTGTACCAAGTTCTCATAAAGGATCCACGGTCTTACGACCACTTCTCTTTCATAAGTGTACTCAGCCAGATGCTGGATACCCGTCTGTGTCTCCACAGCGGTCCAGGCATCTTTGTGACTGTTCTCTTCCTTTGCTCGGGCAGTACGCCTTTGCGGACGAGGAAACAGTTGAGGGCGCAGTGTCTCGAGAATACCTGTAACTTCTTTAACGAGCGGCTTAAAACCGAACGTGATCTCAAGGTAAAGATCACTGAGATTCTTACGAATCTTCTCGTCTGGAAGCAGGCGTTTGCGTGATGCCGCCTTTATACCTAGCATGCGGTCCTGGACCGACTCTGCTAAGCGCAAACCCGTTTTGAATGGGTTCTTTAGGTAGCCCAACGTCTCCCTGATCTCACCGAGAGTAACTAAACCCTCGAAGTCAGGCTTACCGACGTTGGCCATGCAACGCGTTCTGGCGATGTCGATCATTGATTGGATCGACCTGGGTGCTGGTCTGCTGGCCGGAAGGCTCGCAGATTTAAGTGGCGCACACGCGGAATGTGGCCCCAAAAGGTCACCAACCGACGTTCCGTTCGAATGCTCGAACTTCGGTCCGTTAGTGTAAGTGTTCGTGATAGTCGTCCTTGTCCTTGACATGGGACGGCTCGGCACGATCAGCCCTTGCGCACTCATCTTGAAGAAGCCAGGAGTAACATAGTCTGACATCGTCTCGTAAGTCCCGGTTTGACCCAAGGACCCGTAAGACGTATAAGAAGGGCTTGCAGGTTTTTCATACCATGCATCGCGGGTGATCGGTTCGGCAATGAAGCCGCCACGTTCACGTACGCGATAGCCCTCAAATTTCGTCAGCATAGAGGTTTCCTCTTTCTCGAGTTTGGGACGATTGTCCCTTTGGCAGGTCTCTTCAAACCTGTGTGGAGCTTAATGCTCCTCAAATCCATCCTGTTCTAACTCCCGCTAATTACGCGGGTTCGTTCCACCGAGGGAGCGTGCCAGGTCCCGAAGCTCACGCTTCAGGCCGTCCAACTCCTCGATCGTCATCGTCTCGATTTCCTCTTTAGGGATCGCGAGGCGGTAGCCGTGTGCTGACAACTGTCCGGTGTTAAGCCGGTCAATCAGTACTTCAATCTCTGCAAGCAAGATCTGCCTGCGAGTATTGTCAGAGAGTGGCATGGTGTGCTCCTTTAAGTAAGAACGAAGAAACCAGAAGTTTATCCACTGCGCCTTTTGGGCGGTCGGACTAGACTCCTGGGGGTTAGAGCCAGG